TTGCTTTTGCAATCATTTGGACTATAGGGTGAGGATGTTCCTGTAAAAAATTTTTAGTAAAGGATGGCGCCGATGATTTCTCTGTTGTGTCATAAGGTAAACCAAGCTTATCAAAAACTTTTGATATGCTTCTTGCAGCCCAAATCTGTGGTTCTATCCCTGTTTCTTGTTTTACTTTTAATAACAATTCATGCTCTTGTGATGTTAGCTGTTGTTTTAACTTGTGTGCACGTTCTATATCAACTCTTACTCCTTTGAATCTCATATCAACTAGACAAGGAAATAAATCTGTTTCTATATTAAAAATAGATTCTATATCTTGATGAACTATTTCTTTTTTAAACATTTGCCATAGTTCTAATGTAAGTTCAGCATCTTTCTCAGCATAAGCTCCAACTTCCATAGCTGGCAATTGCCACATATCTTCTTTAGGATCTAATCCTCTAGACTTAGCTGCTTCATTTAAGGCAGCCTCGCTCTTACCATAACCAAGATAATCCCAAGACAACATATTTAAACTATATTGAAATCTATTCTCATCAATTAATGATGCTGCAATCATTGTATCTACAATCAAACCATTGATTTTAATACCCATTTGTCTTATCCAACAAACGTCATACATAGCATTATGGAATATTTTTAAAGAAGGAGTAGCCATGGTGTCTTTAAACCATTCTAAAACCTGTTTCCTATCCATATTAGGCCCTGATCCGTGGGCTATGGGAAAGTAAAAAGATCTTCCTGGAACAGCTACAGCGATACCAATAACTTCTCCATTACCTATAACAGAACCTGATCCTTTCTTTTTTAAATCTGGATCTCTTGTTTCTAAGTCTACTGCAATCTCATCATAAGATCTAAGATCTGGAAACTCTTCTGGTTCTACCCATTCCTTCTGTGCTTCAAATAGAGGTACTTTCATAATCCCTTTCAATAATCATTTCTATATAATGGATTGCTTTTAACAAATCCTGTTTCTTTCCTTTATCTTGATGCCTACAAATATATTTGATGGCATTACCTTCTGCAAATAGTATCTTATTTTTATTAATAAATAAAGAGGGTTGTATTTTATATTTTTTATAATGAACTCCTCCTATTTGTTTATAAAATGTTTTATTACTCATAACTGATATCCTTTCCATTCCTTTTTAGATTTTAATATATAAAGATTTTCCATAGATCTTGTTGCACCAACGTACCAAACTCTATGTTCTTCATCTTGTTTATCAACACTTGCTTCTGTTGATTGTCTTATCTTCCTTGCATTATCTAAGACAAGAATAACATTCTTACATTCACCACCTTTTGCTGCATGAATGGTTGATACTTCTATTCTTGGTTCTTCAGATAATTTCTCACCATTAGTTAACATAGTTCTAATGTATAATTCTTTTTCTTGATCTAAATTTGTAAAAGCATCAAACCAAGTTATTCCAGGAGTAAATCCTAAATCTTCTATTTTAACATAAGTTTTATTTCCAAACTTCTTTTCATCAAATGTATCATCCAAATATTCATATATATCTTTACAGTCAGCAATAGATATTTCTTTACCTAATGTAAGATCAGTCCATTTTAATACTGATTTATAAAGCCTACTGTCAAAACTTTTACCGTATCTATTTTTAAAATATAATTTTTTCTCTTTTAATAAATCTGATATCTCATCTGATCTATAAGTTGTTCTAGTTAATATTAACCAATTACCTTCAGTTAAATCTAAATTATCTATATCAAATATAGTATCTACTTTCCCCTGGACTACATTTCCTTCTTTATCTTTCTTTGCATAATATACTTTTTCTTTTCTCTTACCTTGTATTCTATTTAATATTGTATTTGATAATTCTTGAACTGCTAATGGTATACGCTCAGATTGTTGTAATACCTCTTCCTCTGCTGGTTCATCAATGAATCTATTAACATCCGCTCCAGCCCAAGCAAAAATAGCCTGGTCATCATCTCCAGCTAAAAATACATCTTTAGATTTTGATTTTAATACATCAAACATTTTCCATTGTATTGGAGATAAATCCTGAGCCTCATCTATAAATATAACTTCAAATAAAGGACACTTGTCTGAATTCAAAACAAATTTTTCTATCATGTCTGTATAATCATCTAAGTTATAAGCTTTCTTATAATTATTAAGATTAAGATTTATATGGTGTAAAGTATCTAAATCTATATCCCTACTCCATTCATTAGTATTAAATTCATCTTCAATTGAAATACATTTAACTCGTGCCTTACCAATTAATTTAAAATATTCATTATCACAATTCATATAACAACTTTCTTCTGAATCACTTGAATAGTTAACTCTTATACTTAATTCCTTACCTAATTGTTCATAATGAACTGGTTGCATAACATTATCTTCACTCATACCCAATGTATGAAAAGCTAATGAATGTAATGTTTGAAAAAACTTAGTATCGGATTTATTTAAGTCTTTATTTAAATGCAAGAATCTTTCTCTAGCTTCATTGGCTGCTTTTCTTGTAAAAGCAAAATAACCTATTTTATTTAAAGGCACTCCCTTTTTTAAATAGTTATCTACCTCATTTAATAACCTTCTTGTTTTACCTGTTCCTGGAGGACCCAATACCTTTCTAATCATTAAAATATATCCTTTTTAGACTTAACAGGTATTATTTCAGGTTTAGATTGTTTAATTTTAAACTTATCTATAGATATTTGTATTACATCAATTGGATCATGTGATTCTTTCTCACCTTGCTTCTTAGGAAATCTTTTAGGTACATTAATTTTTGCTTTTTCCTTACCACCACATATCTGTATTATTTTTTCTGCAGTCTTAGATTTATCTTCTTTCCAATCTTTACCTTTTAAAGAATTATAAAAACTTTGATATTTGAAATAAGCATAATCACCTTCTATTAATACAGCTCCTGTTTTAAATGCAGCATTAGATTTAGCTTGTGGACCATTAACATAATCTTTTAAATACTCTGCTAACTGTTCATCTGGAGTAGTTCCCTTAGGAGGTAGTAGTTCTTCTGTTGGTGGAAATAAACTATCTAATACTTCTTGAAAATCATTAGATTTAACTTTTGGTGGAACAAAGTCTGCAGCTGCTGCAATGATAGATCTAATTTCTTCTTGTAATACTATTTGTTTAACATTTCTTGCTTTAACATTTCTAGATTCACCATTTGGTAATTCAACGTTAAAAGTATATTCAGGTTCTGGATATTTAATTTTAACCAAACTTGATAATTTAGGAAACAATACTTTTCTATCAGATAGAAATCCATATTTTCTTTTTACACATTCTGATTTCATACAGAAGTTTGCAATAGGTTCCTGAGTACAAGTATAACCTTTAGTAGAATCTTTTTTCCAAGATCTAATCTTATCTCTTACTTTTTTCTCACTCCAATCATCAACAACTAATCCATTAGAATCTTTTAAGAAATATTTTTTAGGAGCATCCACAACCATCTCTTCCCATTTGTCCTGGTATCTTTTTTTAGCAAACACCATGTAATTATATAACCATCTATCTCTACCATCATCTAATGGACTCTTAGTCATAATCTGTAGACAAGGAGGACCATCATCAAACTCGGATGGGCCTCCTTGTAGTACAGTTTTCACATGGGCTATGGAAAACTCTTCTAGTTCACTTGATGTCTTTAAATTTGCTTCTATTACTTTTATAAATTGTTCAAATGTAAATGGTTTACCATCAAAATTAATAGCAATTCTTTCTGCTTTATTATAATATGGTAGGTTTATAAAATTACCATCTATAAACTTTCCTTCCGAATCTTGTCCAAGTTCTGTTTGTTTAGGATATATTTCTGTTTTTAATGGAAGCTTTAATGTAAATAATAAACCCTCTAGAAATTTTTTAATAATTATTGCTTTAACTGGTTCTTTTAAAAATAAATAAAGATGTAATCCACCACTTTTTGATTTAACTGGTATTAATGGAAGGTCATATTGTTTTATAATATCTAAGTATTTCTTAATTGAAAAATCTTTGTAGTCTTTTGAATCAATATCTATTGTACCAAACCTAACCATACCTTCATCATTACAGGGTTGAATACCTATAGATTTATTTCCGTTTAAATGATCTAGATAATATTGATCTGTTATAGGTTGTTTAGACCAACCATATTCTGGTTTTAATTTTCCTGTAACTGGATCTTTTATTGTTTTAGTTAAATCTGCAATACCGAAATTTCTTTGCAGCCCAGTAAAATATTCTATAAACTTTCTTTCCATTTAGCCCTCTGTATTTTAGGGTGAGCATTGCTGCTCACCCATTTAAACTTAATAATTAAAAGTGCGCTTCAGATCCTTTTTCAGGAGCAGAAGTTTCTCCATGCTTGACTTTTACATCACCTCTGGAAACACTTTCAGCAAACGATTTAGCTTGTTGGTATAAAGAAGAATCCTCAACAGGACCTACTTTATTAACTTCCCAACCAAACCAAGTACCTTTATCATTTGATTGTTGAACTGTTCTCAACTTATAAATATGACTGAAAGATGCAGGAGTAAATAAACCGTTTTTACCTTTCATCTTAATACCAGCCATCATACTGTTCCATTTTCTACTAATCTTTAATTGTGTAGATTTCATAGCTAATAAAGCAGTTGTTGGAGTTTGACCACAAACAATCAAAAAATGACTTGCAGTTTTTTCAATATAGTTTCCATTAGGAAGTCTATCTTTGAAAGATGCATCTCTTTTTGTTTTTGTTAGTATATCACTTGAAGACGAATGGATTCCAACTGGAGCCCCAGAACCTTCACCTCTATCTTGCCATTCAATATATTCCAATTTGTAATGACACGGTAGAACATTGATTCCTTTTTCACCGTCAAATAATTCTCCTGTAACAGAGTTGTAAATCATTCCAGGTTCTGCACCTTGAACATATTTACCATCTCTCTTATTAACTTCTGGAGATAATTGTCCTAGTATTTTAAGAAAAGGTAATGCTAGATCCTCATGACCCATGTTACCTAAACCTTTATCTGCGTCTGCTTCAAAGAAGCTAACAGCTAAAGATCCTGCAGCTACTTTCTCAGTTACTGCATTGGACTTTTTAGTTTCTTGGTCCATTGTGCTTTGTGCTTTGTTCATGTTTATTTCCTTATTAGTTTGGTTCTGTTTCCTGCGAACACGTTAAATAGATCAGAGGGCATATCTTTCCCAGATTCGATACGCTCTCTGACCAAGGCCTTAAGAGTCATGGGTTCAACCTTTAATTTCTGGGCCGGTTGATATCCATTCTCTGCCGCAAGGTTTGCATAAGCAATTGCCTTGTTATCTTCGTTGCGACCAAAAGAAACGGTAATCTCATTTTTAATAAGATCACCTAAGCCGTTTGTACGAAGCCAGTTAAATGCCTCTTCTTTCCTTTCAGGGGAAATTGAAGCACCGTAGACGGGTTTTACTTCTACAGCTGTACCGTCTGCTAATTTCAATGTTGAGATATTCATTTCAGTCATCATTGTGGGAATGACTTCTCCTGAAAGAACATCAGCATCTTGTTTTAATTTTTTTAGAACTTCTTCCTGTAACAATATTTTATCTTCAAGTTCTTTTAATTTAACAACTTGATCAGATAAAACTTTAGCATCATTAATTTGAGTAATAGACTCTGCTTGGTCTAGCTCATAGTTTATATTATTCATATTTTTATCTTTCTATTTATTTATTTAAAACTAAGTATAATTCTTTTTTATGTATATGTCAATACATAGGATAAAATTAAATATCCTCAATGTTCCCTTTCTCAAATAAATTAATTTCTATTGGATAGTAAGTTTGTTCTTGTCTATCCCATTTTAATAAATTATATCTACCATTAGTTAAATCAGAAGCAATAGAGCACGCAACACCAATAATTGCAGGATCTCCTGTAAGTAGTAAATAATCTTTAGGAGTATAGTCCTTTAATAATTTTCTTAATTTAAATATCAATGGTCCTGGACTTAATATAATTTGTGTGAATTCTGGTAATAATACTTTCATTTCACCATATTTCTGCGCACCCATAATATTAAATTTGGGTTGGCCAGATCTTGTACCAGGTAATTCTTGTATAACGTAAACTTTAGAGTCCATACTTTCTTTGTTGTTGACAAATATATATGAGTTAATATATAATAAATAAATAGAAAGATAAAGGAATTATTATGATTAATTATAAGTTTAAGACTAAGCCATATGCGCATCAAATAACTGCGTTAGAAAAGTCCTGGAATAAGGAAGCATTTGCATATTTTATGGAAATGGGAACCGGTAAATCAAAGGTTCTTATTGATAATATTTCTATGCTTTATGATAAAGGAAAAATTAATGGGGCGCTTATTATAGCTCCAAAAGGAGTTTATCAAAACTGGCATGATATAGAAATACCAGTTCATATGCCAAAACACATAGAGAAAAAAATGGTATTATGGAAGGCAACTATAACTCAAAAACAGCAAAAAGAATTAGACTCTCTATTTGAATCTGAAGAAAATCTTCATATATTAATTATGAATGTTGAATCTTTTTCAACTAAAAAAGGATTAGAATTTGCATCAAAATTTTTAAGTTGTCATCAA